TATATTGCTGAGCTATATCATGAAGATGAATATAGAGTGCTGTTAACTACAGGAGCTTTAGCGTTTATCAATTCATTAGATAGACCTGATAGCGATTGGAGACTGACACGTAAAGTATCCACTTTTGGCAAACAAAAAACAGGTGAATTTTATGCTGATTCTAATCGAGCTACAGCTTCATTTGAATATAAAAATATGAGGACAAAAACAATGGATGAAATTAAACGTGAACGTGAAGAACAACTGGAGTTAGTGTTATGAAAAAAGCAGAAAAATTATACATGAACAAGATGGCAGAGTTTGGTTGTGTTGTGTGCAGGTGGTATGAAGAAGTAGAAGATTTGCCACCATGCAATTTACATCACATCAGAGATAAAACAGGTATGGGCATAAAGGACAAAGACATAATTCCATTGTGCCACTATCATCATCAAGGACGTATGGGTATTCATACAATAGGTAAAAAGATGTGGGAAGACAGGTATGGTACTCAACGTGAATTACATCAACGATTACAGGAGGAGCTATGCAAATAGAATTAGAAAATTATCAGTATCATGAGGGCAGTAAATTAAAAGAACAGGTAGGCGGCGACCATTATAGTAAATTAGCTATTCAACCTGTTGAATACATCAACGCCAATAAGTTAACTTATTTACAAGGAAACGTTATCAAATACGTTACTCGTTATAAAGATAAAAATGGTGTTGAAGATTTAGAGAAAGCAAAACATTATATAGATTTATTAATTGAATTGGAGGAACAATAATGGCTTATTTAGGATATAAACGAAAAGCATATATGAATCACATGAGAGAACAAGAAAGAATAAAGCAGTGGAAAGCAGAGCAAGCAAGAAAACGTTTAAAGCTTAGGAGGTGGAAAAACTTATCAAGCACATTTATACTTCAGCTTGTAGTAGTAGCACTTATCATAGTGTTTTATGGTGTGTTTGCTATGGGTATTACGGCAGAAGAAAAAGGCAGTAAGGTAGGAGTGGGTAACTTCATAATGGCAGTGTCATACACAGACTCATACGATGATTTAGTTTACGTGAGTAATTTTGTTAACTGCGATATGGCATTAGACTATTACAATATGAATTGTACCGATGCAAAAATCATGATGTGTCAATTGGAGCAGTACCTTTATTTGCCCATAGGTCATAATAGCGATTCATCATTTGACTTTGAGCCAACAGATAGACAGTCCTGCGGATTCGTAGGAGTTCAGAAACCTAAATTTATAGAGGAATAATATTATGGGAAAAGGAAGCGGACGTAGACCACAAAACATTAGTGATGAAGAATTAGAAAAGGCATGGAACGCTATCTTTGCTGGACATCCTAATGAAGACGACTTTGCAAAAGTTAAGAAGGACATTATAAAGCGTAAAGAAGATGTTGTTAAGGAAGATGGTTATGGTAATGAACTGCCTAAGGCCAACGACCCAGATAGATTCGTAGATGACATAGGAGACGCTTAATGGCTGGAGTAAGTCCAACTCAAAGGACATTAAAGAGGCTAAGAGATTCTGGTGATTATGCTTTAGTTCAAGTGGTTGAGAAATGGAATCCTTGGGCACGCATCAGGCAGGACTTATGGAATTTTGATATTTTAGCAATTACAAATGACGGTGAAACAGAAGCCATTCAGGTTACAACAAAAGCAAACGTCAATGCTAGAATAAACAAAATTGCACAAAGCGAATATACATCACACTTACGAGACGCTAATTGGACATTAACTGTAGAAGGTTGGTTCAAAGAAGGAAACAGATGGCGTTCATTTTTAACAGATTTATCTTAAAAGGAGATATATGAATACATATCAGAAACTAATTGCATCAAGCAGATACGCTCGTTATTTGCCAGAAGAACAAAGACGTGAAACATGGTCTGAAACTGTCAATCGTTTAACAACATTCATTGGCGAGGAAAGGCCTGAATTACAAAACATGCTGTCAAAGCTAAACAAAGCTATTTACAACCTTGAAGTCATGCCATCAATGCGTTTAATGATGACAGCAGGTGAAGCTTGTAGGCGAGATAACCTTTCAGCTTACAATTGTGCTTTCATAGCGATGTCAAACAAGAGAACATTCAGTGAAATGCTATACATCTTAATGAATGGCACAGGCGTTGGATTCAGTTGTGAACGTCAAGAAATAACTAAACTTCCAACCATACCTGAAAGCGTTGTTGATTGTGATGACGTTATCTTTGTTGGTGATTCAAAGCTTGAATGGGCAAAAGCATTTAAAAAGTTATTGTCTAGCCTTTGGGAAGGTGATATACCAACCATTGATTATAGCAAAGTCAGACCAGCAGGTGCTAGACTTAAAACGTTTGGTGGACGTGCATCAGGTCCTGAACCATTGAAACGATTGTTTGATTTTGTTGTTGAAACATTTAAATTAGCTCAAGGACGTAAGCTTACATCAATTGAAGTTCATGACATATGTTGTTATATAGGCGACATTGTTGTTGTTGGTGGCGTTAGACGTTCAGCGTTAATATCATTATCAAACTTAACTGATAAACGTATGAGAGAAGCTAAGATAGGTGCTTGGTATAACGAACATCCACATCGAGGTTTAGCTAATAATTCTGTAGCTTATACAGAAAAGCCTGACATGGAAACGTTTATGGAAGAGTGGTTATCATTAGTTAAGTCTAAATCAGGTGAGCGTGGCATGTTCAATCGTGTTGCATCACAAAAACAAGCAGCTAAATGGGGTCGTAGAGCTGAAGACATATCTTATGGCACCAATCCTTGCAGTGAGATTATACTACGTCCTACTGGCCAGATGTGTAATTTGAGTGAGGTAGTTATTCGAGCTAACGACACAAAAGAAACATTAATAGAAAAAGTTAAGCTTGCTACAATACTTGGAACGTTTCAATCAACATTAACTAAGTTTCAATTTTTATCTTCTGATTGGACTAAAAACACTGAAGAAGAAAGGTTGCTTGGCGTGTCATTGACTGGCATTATGGATAACAAAATGATGGCTAATCCAGACCCTAAGTTTTTAGAAGAGCTTCGTGATGTTGCAAGAAAAACAAACGTTAAATATGCTAAGCTGTTAGACATACCTGAATCAGCTTCAATCACTTGCGTTAAGCCTAGTGGTACCGTGTCACAACTGGTAGACAGTGCTTCAGGCATCCATGCTAGACATAATGATTATTACATTAGAACAATACGTATGGATAAAAAGGATTCTATATATGAGTTCCTTAAAGACAAGGGTGTAAGCGTTGAAGATGAAGCTTATCATCCCGACACAACAGCTGTATTTAGTTTTCCAATTAAAGCTCCAACTAATTCAATAATGCGTAATGATAAAACAGCGTTAGAACAATTAGAAAATTGGTTGATATATCAGCGACATTGGTGTGAACATAAGCCAAGTGTAACCATATCAGTAAAGGATGATGAATGGATGGCAGTGGGTGCATGGGTATGGGAACATTTTGATGAGCTATCAGGCATTAGCTTTTTGCCTCATAGCGACCATTCATATAAACAAGCACCATATCAAGACTGTAGTAAAGAAGAGTATGAAGCATTAAAGAAAGTAACACCTGAAGTTGATTTTGCTGAGCTTGTTGAAGTCGATGACAACACAACTGGCGCACAAACATTAGCTTGCACAGGTGGTTCTTGTGAGGTGTAAGAACTACGCGCCCAAGCTTTGCTTTTAGTATCAATGAGTTTGGACATGTTCTTACGTGTACTGAGAAGCTATGGAGACATCAAAGGTGACTTTGCTTATGCTCTCACCTGAGTTTGTTTATTTTTTAATCATTAAAAAGGATAAACACTATGAAATGGACTAAACCACAAGCAACAGAAATGCGCTTTGGCTTTGAAGTTACGATGTATGTAATGAATAAGTAATGCAATACAGTCGAAGGACGCTGTAAGTCCGGATGCCAGCCTCCTGGAGATTACCAGGAGGGGCTAGTTAAAATTCAAAACATCGGTGGCTCTGCTTCCTTCTCCTGAGCAGTTTAAAAGCCACCACTTAATAGGAAATACAATGGCAGGTGCACCAAAAGGTAATACAAACAGCAGCAAACAAAATCGCATATGGTCAAAACTTGTGCGTAAATTAGCTGTTCAAGAAGACTATGCAAAGTTACATCGTGTAGCTAATGCATTATATGAGAAAGCCGCTGAAGGAGATGTATCGGCAATTAAAGAGCTTGGCGACCGTTTAGATGGTAAAGCCAGCCAAGAAATCACTGGAGATTCAGATGCACCAATCAACATCATCGTTAAAACAGGAATTGAATGAAGACACACAGGTATTGGAAACTGGTTACGAACCACGAACCGCTCAAAAAACAATTCACACCAATTGCAGACAAAATCGCTTTAATGTGGCTGTATGTCACAGAAGGTTTGGGAAGACTGTCGCAGCAATTAATCAGCTTATTCACTCCGCTTTACAAAACACTAAAAAAAATCCTCAATTTCATTACATCGCTCCGAATTATACGCAAGCCAAGCGAGTAGCCTGGGAATACCTCAAAGATTACACACGCCCATTAGGTGGCGTAGCAAACGTTGCTGAATTACGTGTTAATTTTTTAGGTCGTCAAATATCACTACATGGTGCAGACAATCCTGATTCATTACGTGGTATATATAGTGATGGATGTGTGCTTGACGAATACGGAAACATGAGACCTGAATTATGGTCACAAGTAATACGACCAGCATTAGCTGATAGAAAAGGTTGGGCATTGTTCATTGGAACGCCAATGGGCGACAATCACTTTAAACAATTACGTGATTATGCAAGCGATGAAGACAACAAGCAATGGTCGTTATGTGAATTTAAAGCATCAGAAACAGGCATTGTAGATGATGAAGAATTAAAAGACGCTAAACGTGAAATGGGCGACAACCGTTATAATCAAGAGTTCGAAGTCTCATTTGATGCACCCATTGTTGGTTCATATTACGGTGAGATTCTTAATGAATTAAAAGAACAAGGACGAATACGAGATATACCAACAGATGCTCGAACAGCTAAGTGGACAGCATGGGATTTAGGCATGTCTGATTCAACCAGTATATGGGTGTGTGAAACAATATCAGGTGAAGTCCGTGTCATGGACTATTATGAAAACGCAGGTCAATCATTGGAGCATTATATTACATGGTTGCAGGAAAAAGGTTACGACAAATACGAACATATCCTACCACACGATGTCGAAGTCAGAGAACTTGGTACAGGCAAGTCAAGAAAAGAAATGCTCGAAGAAGGAGGTTTGAACATAACAGTCGCACCAAAGCTTGGTGTCGAAGATGGTATACAAGCTGTCAGACAATTTTTAAAAAACTGTTACTTTCATGAATCAACAACACAAACAGGCTTAAATTGTTTACGTAATTACAGACGACAATTCAATGAAAAACTAAACACATACATGGAGAAACCTCTTCATGATTGGTCCTCACACTGTGCAGACGCCTTTAGATATTTAGCCATAGGCTTAAACACAAACAACAGCATCAAGCGCAGTGATTGGAACACACCATACGACACAACATTAAATAAAGAATCATACAAACAACAATACATATAGGAATAATTATGGTAAACCCAATACAAGCAGCTAAAGCACTAGAGAAGCTATTAAGCAAAATACAAGTACATGTATCAGACTTTACTTTGGTAGATGAGATGGCTGATGTTAAGTCAACTTTTTCAAAGAAGCAGGTAGCTGAAGATAAAGCTATTATAGATAAAGCATTAAAGAAACATGGTGGAAGTTGGTTCGACTCAACAGATAAAGGTCATATATTTGAGTTTGATACTAAAGAGCAAGCACAAAAATTCTATAATGACACAGCTAAAACACCTAATAGTACATTAATGAGTAATAGTGTAGATTAATAACAACAAGGAGAACACAATGGATAGAATTACTTTAGTTAAAACATTCAGCTCAATTGTCATCATTACATCAATGATATTTACAGCTGCAAACATATACCCATTAAATTTATATATAGCAGTACCAGCCACTTTGGGATGGCTGTATGTCAGCTTCAAATGGAATGACAAATCATTAATAGCTATGAATTTAGTAGGATTAACTATATATATGCTAGGCATTACTAATTATTTACACAGCACAGGAACAGTTTAATAACAGTCATAGCACGTTCACTACGGACACAAATACGTAAGACATAGGATAACATACATAGAAACCACCAGCGTCGCTAAACGTGATTTTAACAGAATTAGCAGCACGACTGGCTTGCGTTTCCAACACACAAAAACACAGGATTTTTAATACACAAATTGTTAATAATCAAATACATATAAACGGATACAATACATGGAATTATCACAAGAAGATTTATTAAATTTAGTCAAAACTAATATTGATGACGCTACCAGCTACATAAACGAATACGTTAATCCAGAAAGAAAAGTAGCGTTAGATTATTACTTACGTAAGCCAATGGGTAACGAAGTTGATGGTAAATCTAAGATAGTTGATAGCTCTGTATCAGATGCAGTGCATGGCGCATTGCCTCAGCTTATGAAAGTGTTTACAAGCTCTAACGTTGTGTCATTTTTACCTACAAAGCAAGGCACAGGTGATATAGCAGAACAAATCAATCATTACATCAACCATATATTTCAGAAAGATAACAACGGAAGCGAAATCATGTACCAATGGTTTTGGGATGCTTTGGTTCAAAAGAACGGCATTGTTAAAGCTGTATGGCATGATGATACAACAGAGCAAATAGACACATACAAAGAATTA